TTTGGTAGGAAAAATATAGAATGTTAATCGGGTTTTCTTCTTCCGAACGTAGCAAGGTGCAATTCTCATTGATCCAATCGGCGCAAAGTTCTTTAGTTTCAAATTTGATAAGATATTTGCGCTCAATTATTTCCTGAATGCGAGTTTCAACAAATTCAGCATATCGGGTATCAATCGTTTCAAGTATCTGTTTCACATCCTTATTATCCTTCAATGCGCCTTTTATCAGGTCATTTCCGAATATTTCAGTAGTCATGTGAATCATTGCGTTTCGCTTGGCTTTTTTATTCATGCCAAGCTTCTTGACACGAATCGAACTTGCTGGATTGAGTTTTCTAATTCCCATGAAGCAAATGTATCAAATTTTTTAATTCAAAACGGAAAGAAACTCATCTTCCGATCTAACAATTACATACTCGTGTCCTAATTGACGGCAAACCTTTTCAAACTCTTTCTGCTCGTTTGATTGTTTGCCTATCTCAGTTTTCCATTCAATCCATACTACTTTTCCTTCCGGTTTCAAGTAACACATATCGGCAACACCAGCAACAACACCCATTGCTTTATTCATTGCTCCCTTAATTCCGTTTTGCGAGTTGTTATTAATGGCAAATACTCTATATCTCAAGTCTGGTCTAGCATTCCAAAGATTTACAAACGCTTTAGATTGCATTTGTATCTCAGAAAGGTTGCAGGCTTGTTTTGAGGTTGCAGGCTTGGAAAAATTAGTTGGAGTCATAGTGTGCTGAGAATTAGTAAGTTAAGTGTAAAAGGTTGCAGGTTGCAGGCTAAAAGTGAAAAAACGAGTTAGGGACAGGATATAATATTATGTGTGCGTATAATGTAATATGTGTGCGTGTGTATATGTCCTTACCCTTTATTACTATATTTTTACTTAAGCCTGCAACCTTCTTCTGTATTGCTTGTTATTGTTGGGCTTAAGAGGTTGCAGGCTCTAAAATAGTAGCCTGCAACCTACCTGCAACCTGCAACCGTCTAAAATGCTGCTCCAAATCCTTTGCGAACCAAGTAAACAGTGATAACAGCACCATCTTTCTTCATGCGTTTTGATTCGTAGTTGAGTTTTTTGAGAATTATGCCGACCTTCTGATTCGATAGCGTGTTAATCTTGGAATCAGAAATAAGGTATTGGATAATTGCAGTTATACTCATCCATTCTCCATTCATTTCGCTACCCGGTGAAATACGATCGTAAATCAATTCTTCTTCGATTGAAGATTGCTTGAACGATTCGGTGTTTTCGTTTAGCTTGTCAATCTCATGCTTAAGAATTGAATAATCAAAACCAGCTTTATAGAGTGAGTATATCTCATGCCATAGCTGTTCTTTGTCGCATTGATTATACAAGTCATGGTCTATTCCATTTATATGAATTGGAATTATGCGCCTGTTGCCCGTTGGATCGTTTAATATCTGCGTTTCATTGCTTGTCCCACAAAATACAGATAACCGCCGCAAATCAACCGAAACACGTCCGTATGGCTCTCTTACGTTTATCCATGCCTTAGAAGTAATTTCTTTCAGTCGCTTTTCTTCTCGTTTTGATTTTCCGCCGTATTCATCATCGAGAATGATTAGCTTCTTTGTCATTAGAATTTCATCATCCTTTCCAGCATCCATTTTAGATTCTGCAAATAGAGGTTGAAGTTTGTTAGGTAGTAAGTATCGAAACCAATGCGTCTTTCCAGTACCTTGAATCTCACCACAAAATACTAGAACCAAAGGCGAGTGGCTTCCGAAAGCTGAAGCTACAACTGAAACGAGCCACTTAGTAACCCATGTATCATAGTTTTCGGTGTCTGTTTTAATTGAGTTAAGAAGTAGCCCCAAGTTTGGTAATAACTCGTCAGGGTGCATCGGTTTATGCTGCGTGAAAAAATCTATTGCAGGGTTATAGGAATCAATACGGTTGCTAAATAAAATTGAGCAAACTAAATCTTTGTTTGCATCTTTAAAAGTAACTTTTGTATCTAAGAAAAGAGAGTTGATATCGCTATCATCAATCGGTTTGCCTTTTAGTTCAACGTTTCTTGAAAGAAGGTTTTTGCGAATCTTGTAAGGCTTAAGGAAAGAAACAATATCATCAACTATGTTTTCTGATTTGTGCTTAATATCCTTTTCAAGTACCTGACTTATTATGTCATTGCTTTCAGCTTCATCAATTCCGGCAAACTCTTTTAATGTTTTCTTTATTTGTTCCGGTTTTAATCCGGCTGCTTTTTGAGAAGCTGCTGAGCGAATTATCTCTTTCGTCTGAGCAGAATAAGTTTCAATTCCGTTAATCTTTGCTAAATGGTAAATCGTTCCAATTGTAGCAACCTTAGTTTTATTCTCTGAAGCATTTTTTAGGCAGGAATCGAACTGCTTATCTGTATCTGATTCGTTATACTTAGATGAAATTGAACTTAGCGTGTGGAAATATTCACGTCCATTCTCACCAAACTGACTAATTATCGAATAGGCAATAGTAACCCAATCAGAATAATCTTCACAAAGGTTAATTGAGCGGTCGTAGAACTGCTTTATTATCAAATCAAAATCAGACTTAACAAAAACTGTTCTTTGAATCTTCTTAGGCTTTGGTTTAGGCAAATACTTTTTGAATGTAATTGCCTTTTCGTTTATGTGGATAAACGGATCAAATGAAACAAACCTAGCACGGCTAACATTCTTTCCTGACTGGTCAACTATAATTTGGTATGTTTCATAAAGATACGCAGCGATTGACTCAAAGGCATCGGCGTGTCTAGTTCCATCAATCTTGAATAAACAGCATAAGCCATTACCTGAAATAGAAACGAAAGCAGCGAAGATATAAGCGTCATGCGAAAGTATCTCTTTAGTAGTATTGGCATTTTCAATATTATCAATATCAATAGCGATAAAACCGGAATGCTTTCTAATTGCAGCATCCTTTCTTTCTTGAAAACTACCTGAAATAGTTACTAATGGGCATTTCTGTTTTTCGGCGGCTCTCTCTTTTTTGTCGTGAATGGTACGAACTTTTAATACTTGGTCTTGCCATGCGCCGGACTTAATACCATTTAGAAATGAATCTAGCGCAACGTCTTGGTCATTGCTATCATGTACATTTTTGTATGCTGAGATTAAGACTTTTTCCATTGTGTGAAATATTTTTTAAGTTCTTCTGTGAGTGTTTCTTCAATCCTTTCGCCATACCAAGCTGAATCCCATTTCTTTTTTTGTTCCTTACACCAGAGCCTTCCAAGTTCGATATTTTTCTCTTTGATAATCTCGAAAGTTTCTTGGTTTAATACTTTAATCGATTGAGCCGCCTGTTTAGCCAACTCTTTCGAGATAAGAAAAAACGAATAAAACACTTTGTACTGCTCATTTTTTTCAATCAATCTTTTTACATCAATCGAATCGGACATTAAAACAAATTCGGTAATTTCTTCTTCAGCAATTACACGTTCAGGAAATGGTGTTTCACAATATGGGCAAACCATAACGCGAGTATGTACCATCGCATCACATTCTTTGCAGGACTTTAACGGTGCAACTCCATTGCCTTTTTTTGGTGGATGGTGAAATATTCCGTTCCAGTCGCGTTTCATTGACCATTGACCGTGAGTAATACAATTACCTCCTAAATCAATTATTGTAAAAGCCTGTTTAATGTAGTGATATCTAGCACCACGCCCACACATCTGAAGCCATAGCGGCATAGATGCAGTAGCTTTGTTTACTATTACCGTTTCAATATCGGGCTGGTCAAATCCCGTAGTTGCAATACCCACGTTACAAAGTATAGCGTCGGGCGTAGCATCGAACCATTCTAAAATCTTTTCGCGGTCTTTCGATGTAGCGTCAAGATGTTTGCAGTTGAATCCAGCCGATAAAAATGCTTGACATACTAAAATCGAATGTTCGACATTACAGTTAAAGATAATCGTTTTACGATTGAGTGAATACTTTTTATAAGCGTTAACGGTAACCTCAACGTATTTAGGATTGCTAAATTCAGAAGCCATTTGTTTTTCATCAAACTCACCTAGCTTCATTTTTAACTTTGCCCTATCAACTGTTTCCTTTGCCCCGTATGTAATTTCATTGCAAAGAAATCCTTTGTCAATTAGTTCTGGAATATCGACACCACATACAATAGAGTTGAAGTAGTTTCTTAATGGGTTTGTTTTCTTGGCTGCAAGTGGTGTAGCTGTGAAGCCGATAATAAACTGAGTATCGAAGTAGTCAATAACCTTAGTGAAATTCCCTAAATGACATTCATCTATGATAACCATTCCAATGTTCTTGAACTGATCCAAACGTTTATAAGCCGTTTCAATCATTGCCACATAAACTGGAGCGGGTGGTATGTGCTTCATTCCGGCTATTACCGATTGAGCATAAATACCATTTGCTTTTAGAATTGATGTTGAGGCTTGTCTTAATAGTTCCTTTCGATGGACAAGGATAAGAACCGACTTGCCTGACTTTTTAATATACCTATCACAAATTGCAGAAAAGCAAACTGTTTTACCTCCTCCAGTAGCGAGTTGAGCAACAATTTTTCGATGGGTAACAAGTGAGAATGAAAGGCTGTGTACGAATTTTTCTTGGTAATCTCGTAGTTGCATAAAAAAATAATTCCGAACAGAGAAAGCCCGGCAGCCCTCCCTATTCGGAATTCAATAAGTTATTAATCCAAGTCGTATGCCGGCACAACTGAACTCCCCAAATATACAAAATTATCTCACACCGATTATGATTAGCATTGGAAAAGTTTTAAGTTAAACGAAGCAAAACTTCGCTTTAAGAATTGTTAGTGATGTGTTAGCGAAGGTATTTAGCGGGTATAAACAAGTTAGCGGTCAGGCTATGACGTGTAGCACAACGGACTAACCTCTTTCATGTCCAAAGCGACTTTATAGGCTTCTTCAAAAGACGGATATTCTTGAACAAATACTTTAATTAAAGGCTCTTCGTATTTTACACTTTCTAATATTTCTTTCACAATAGAGTTATTATTGTTACCTTGAAAGTTTTTGCCTATAAAGTTTATTACTTTTAAAATATGATCGCAAACAAACTCTTCTTCGTTTATGGAAACCAGATAAACGCATTCTTCTTGATTTGCTTCTGCTAATAAAAATCCATTTAATGCTAAATCAGAATTTAATTGATAGCACGGTATATCGCTATCTAAATTTAATTTTGCGTAATGTAATTCGTAACTCATTTTATTTTGTTATTAAAATTTGGACTTCTAAAAGCGGAGAAGCCCGAACCGCTAACACGTGCTTTGCAAAATGGCGGGTGAAGTGCTAATTTGACCCATTGTATTTCTAATCAACAGTAGTGCTATATTGAAGCTGACGTGTTCCAAAGCCGCCACTTCGCAAAGCAGATGCCGTTGTGTGCAATACTACTGAACCGCATCAAACAAGCTGACAGTCTTAACTGCCCTCATAACTCGTTTTTTTGCATCCTTCATATTTAAAACCATTTGTTTAAAGTAGCTATCTTTTAACTCAATACCTATTGCTTTACGACCTAAACTAACGGGGCTGTAAACTTCACTACCAACACCAGCAAACGGAGTTAAAACAACTTCATTTGGATTTGAGTATAATTCAACAATTCTATCAATTACATCTAATTGCAAAGGGTGTACGTGTTTTTCATCATCTTCTTCTTTGCTGTCTTTAAATGGTAATACATTATCAATTCTAATATCATCCCAAACACTTGAAGCGTATCTTTGCCAAATGTAATGGCTCAATTTGTTGTTAGGATTTTCGCTATCATAAAAGCTATTATTCAAGTGTTCCCACAATTGTTCTTCATTTAGCTTTGTGTTGTTTGCATTATTCCAAGCGGTTAAAATGTTACTTACTATTGGAGTTGCACCAAAGTAATTTTTCAATCCTTGTGAATGTGTTACAGGTACTAAATTATCGCCTTCTTTGGTAAATATTAATACATAATCAGGCATCGCAGTAAAGCATTTTGTGCTATCTTCTACAATAAATTTGTGCATTAAACTTTGTACCATTGTTCTCATTCTTACTTTTAATGGCTCTTTCCAAATTGTAATTCTATTACGATAATGGAAACCATACTTTTGATGTATTTTAATTATTTCAGCAGGAAAGTCCCACAGAAAACATCTATTATCGTGTACATCGGTACAATGAACAGCGTTAATTCTACCAGCTTTTGTAACTCTTGCCATTTGCTGAACTAAAAACTCGTATTGCTCCAAAAATTGTTCTTTGCTTTCGCAATTACTAAAGTCATTTTCAGAACTTGAATAATTATAAAGTCCTGCAAATGGTGGAGAATACACAACTAAATCAACACTTTCATCTTCTAAAGTCGGTAATACTAACATACAATCTGAATTGTATATGGCGTAATTTTCTGTAATTACTTGGTCTTTTACTTTGCTCATTTTTTTTTAATTTTAAAATTTTGGTTTAATTATTTCTTTTGTAAATTCTTTTTTTTGTATTTCGTAAATGCTGTTTACGTTTTCAGATAGTTTTGTAAACATATCGTTTGCCTTTTCTTTTTTGATTTGTAAGCTTTCCATTATTCTCGTTTGTCCATCGCTTAAAACCAAATCAACATAAACATCATTCTTTTGCCCGAACCTCCAAAACCTTCTTATTGCTTGGTAATATTGCTCATAAGAATAAGTTGGAAAGTATGTTGTATGGTTGCAGTGTTGCCAGTTCAAACCAAAAGCAGTTATTGAAGTTTTTGTAATTAGCTTTTTTATTTCACCTTTCGAGAATGCTAAAAGTATTTCTTCTTTTTTATCAATATCCATATTGCCTTTTACTTCAACACAATTATCTAATTGATTAATCAATTTTGCTTCATCATTCAAATTAACCCAATAAACACTTGTTTCGTGTGCATTAGCCAACTCCACAGCCTTTTCACATCTTTGTTCTAAAGTGCTTCTCGTTTCTGCTTTTATTTCAAAGAAATTCACAGCAGGAAAATTAAATAATGATGTTTGCCCATTTATAGCCAAAGGGCTTTCATTTCTTACTTGGTGTTGGTTTTCAATAAGTTTTGGTAATTTATATTTTTCATCACTAAAACCTAAATCACTTGGTTTTCTTATTGAAATTGCCCATTGTGAAACCCATTGCCAAAAGTCTTTTTCAGCGTGTGGTTTTATGTAATATTCACTTCCTGCATTTCTTACTTCAATGCTTCCTTTATTGTTCTTAAAAAACCTTGTAAGCATATCGGTATATCCTAAATATCCAAGTGCTTCACTACTTGTACCCAATTCAATATAATCATTTGGGCTTGGGGTTGCAGTTGAGCAAAATCGATAAGGAACTTTTTTAATAAATGAAGTAATTTTATTTTTAATTGCTCCATCAAAGTTTTTCAAAATACTGCTTTCATCCAGTATCACTCCAATAAAATCTTTTTCATTAAAGTATTGTAACCTTTCATAATTACACACTACTATTTTTTTTGTATGCACTCCATTTTTTGAGTATTCTATATCATCAATACCTAGTTTTTCAGCTTCTAAAACAAATTGAAAAGCAACCGCTAAAGGTGTTAATATCAATACTTTTTTATTAGTGTGCTGTATTATGTTTTTTGCTATTGATAATTGAATTAAAGTTTTACCCAATCCAGTATCAGCAAAAACAGCAATACGACCTTTCATTATTGACTTTTCAATAATTGCTTTTTGAAAATCAAAAGCTATTTCAGGAATGTAATTTGGTTTAAATCCAAAGTCACCAATTGAGTGCCTTTTCTTTTCCAAAAACTCCAAGTAATTACCCGTACTGCACACAACATCGGTTTGGCAAAATGGGGGATTTTGTGCTTCGTTTGACATTTTATTTTAAGTTTAAATTTTTAGTTATTTAAGACGTTTTGTGTTCGGCAACTTCGCCAAGCCGAGAACCGTTATGCGTAAGGCTGCCAAACGACACCGCCACGCAACAAATCAGCATTATCAATAGCATTGCCAACAACTTCATCAAATCTTGGAATGTACCCCCAAAAATTATTTCTATAGCCAACCATTGCATCAATACACTTGACATCCCATTTTGTACCATTCCAAGATATTAGCAGTCTATTCAACTCAATACTTGTTTTGCCTGTATAATCGTCTATCATTTGGCAATGCTGTGCAATAATATCACCATCTAATAATTCTTGTCCGTTGAACATAATGCCAGTAGCCCTACGCATAACAGCACCTATACCCAATTGGGCAGTTTCGTTGTTTTTTGAAGTTTCTTCCATTTTATTAAGTCTTATCTGTTATTGAAAAATTGTTCTTTTAATTGCCCAACTGGGCATAGCTGCGGCACGTTATCGGCAACCGAATCAAATCAATAAACCTACCAGCTTTTTCGCTCCCTTAAAAATTAACTACTTGCTGGTAGGTGTTGGCTTCGTGCCGGTTTATTTTGCTTTGTTCTTAGTGATTAGCCATGTTTCGCGAAACTTATATAGCTTTTCTTTCATTTCATCAATCTCATCCAAAACATCTTCACGCTTGATGGATATGATATGGCATTTCTTATCGGTATATCGCTCGTCATAACAAACGAAATCAACTTGTTTAACCTTATCATCCAATAAGAACCACATCATGCATTGAGGTCGCCAATTTGCCTTAGCATCGGTAGGAACTTTATTCTCGACAATGGTTTTAACGTGTCGTTTGGTGTTTGGTGCTTTAATCTCAATTCCGATAATACTACCATCTTCAAGTTCAACATATCCATCAGGTGAAAGCCCGAACCAATCGGCGTTATCATGTGAAATAAATCCAGCGTGCTTTACCTTATGCCCTGTGATACCCTCATAAGCTAAACAAGCTAACGGCTCCATTTCAGCACCCCAAAGCATGGCAGACGAAACATATCCATCTTCATCATCTTCAATTCCTGTAGCTGCTTCTGCTATGAGTTCGTAAACAAGTTCGATACTGGTTTTACTAAGCAGGCTTTTGAATTTCGTTCCGGTAACTTTAGCCCGTCTTAATTCGTGCCATTCGAGGCTTCTTTGTTCTACGTTATGAATTACCATTTTCAAGTTCTGATTTACGTTTGTCTTTAGCTTTTAGGATTGCTTCGATGTTCTTAGTTGGAATATCTAAGCCGCTCCAGTACTGTGCGAGTTGTGGTAATTCTGTGATAAGTTCGATTTGTAGAACTATCTCATCAACATTAACCTCAACTGGCTTAGGTGGTTCGACTGTCTTATGTGCTTGCGGATAGTATTTCTTGAATCGTGCTACGTGTCCAAATCGCTTATCTGCTTGTGCGTATAATACAATCGGTTTACCTATCCAATCTTCCATGTAGATAGACTTGAACTCTTTCTCGCAGTATTCAGCATTTTTCTTATTTAGAATTAACGGCTTGTGTAACATTTGCCCGTTCAATTCACGAAGATAAAAGCCTGTTTTAATCGCTGTTTTTTGTGTAGTCTGGTCGAATGTGTCTGTATCTGAAAATCTTTCGATTACAACTACCATTTCAGGCTTAAATCCCCTTAGTCCACTAACTAAGTCCTCGCCACTTATATAGCGTGAATCCAAATTTTTGCGCCAGCTTGTCTTATTATTATTTTCCATGTCTTTCCTTATTTACTAAAATCAAATTTTCCCGATGCGATGTTAAACTGATTGATGAAGTCAACCTCATTTATCCGTGAATAGCTAAATGGGTTTTTACTAGCTTGCTCACGTAGGTATGAAGTCAAATGATGATTCATATTACAAGCACCTTTTTCGTAAGCCGTAACGCAGCATTTAATCTCGTCAATACTAACCGCTATCAATGTTTGAGTAACGGCATTGTAAGCAAAGAATAAAGCCTCTCGATTCTTAGCGAAATAAACCCATCGGCTAGAGTTTTTTGTTTCCGGCCGAATTTCCGACTTGCGACCAACCTCTTTGAATTGCGTATAGCAGTAATAACCGAATCCGATTATTGTTGCTCCTACTAAAATTTGTGGTATCATAATATTGCTTTTTTAAGTTTCGTCAAAGATACATTATTGTAACAATACAAAGCAAGTTTAAAGTGATTATTTTGAAAATAAAAAAGCCCTCCGATTTGGAAGGCTTGATTTGGGTGTGCTGGTTGAAAGAGTTTAATTTATTTTCCAAGCCTTAACTTCAGTATACCACCGCCCGTTATATTCACGCGATTCGATGTTAATTGAAACGGTGATTGATTCGCCTATGAATTTCTTTCTCAGCTGGTCAATTACGTCCTGTTTAAAGAAAGTTAGCGCGATCTGTTTAGGGTATTTATCAGTTGTTTCGATAATACCAACTTGTTTCACCCATCCACCGTTAGCCGATTGACCTGATTCGGGTTCGAGTATCTTAATCAGTTTTCCTGTTAGTTCCACGTTGTAAATGTTTAGTTCCGTTAAATTGTCTTTTGTCTTTTAGCTTGTCGAGTTCGTCAAGTGATTTGTGGTATAGCCGCTCATACTTTTTACGAAGGATTATCTCTTTATTAATCGCTTCATCTTTGCTAAATCCTTTGAATTGCTTCTCCCAAAATTTGGCTTTGGATTCTTGTTCAAAGTATTCAGCTAAATAGTAGTTTCTATCCTTCCAAAGTTTGACTATTAAAACAACGCATCCAAGAAATAGAATTGATAGTAAAAGGTTTATCATACCTTATCCAGTTTTAATTCCTTCTTAAACTTATCGAAATACGCTTTCTTGAATGCCGCAATTAGTACCGCCTCGTTTTCCCGTGAAAATGGTCGCTTGCCTGTTTCAATCATTGACAGATAGGAATGCGGATTATTCTTGTTAGGAGTGAGCGCATTACCTAATTCAGTCAAAGTGATACCGTTTTGTTGACGTAAAAGACGAATCGCCCCGCCGTCTATTTTATCAGTTATTTTTCTCATGTAGGCAAAGATACAAATTTGTTACAATGTACCAATCTTGTGATTTGTCAACAATGCTTACTACTATTCTAATTGCCTGAGCAATGAATAAACTTACACTCATGCAGAACCAAAGCCAATGACGCACGCCCCAATGATGTTCAGAATCAAAATGCCTTTCCCAATAATCACAACCTACCCAATTCCTAGTATCTCTCAATTCTACCCAATGCCCACCCTGACAAGTCCAATCTCCAAATAAATCGGGGAATGATTCAGGGATAAATGTTCCAAGCATAGCAATTAAGAAAATCGCTACTATGTTCAATGATACTCGTGTGTAAATGTTCATGTATTTTAGTTTTTATTTATCCCCGTCTGAGTTAGTGCCGAAAGTTAATTCGTAATACTCCTCTCCATTTTGGCTATTTCGGGCGTGTATTGGATGCCCATCGTAGGCGTTGATAATTTGCTCGCGTTCTTCTTTCAAAGCCAAATCAATAACCGATTGATTGATTATAACAATTCCGCCTTTGCAGATTGATTCAATTAGATTTTGTACCGCCGTTTGTTTTTTCGCGCTCATAGGGTTTGGATTTCGAGTTTAACTTGTTGCCAGTATTTAATCGTGTCGCCTAATTCTTCAGTCCAAAATTCAAGTTTTGCCCATTCAGTATCAAATGCTTTCAATACTTCATCAACTGCTATTAATGCGCATTGCCTAGCTTTTTCTTTCCAATCTTCATTTGGCATAACTGGAGCAAACTTTTCAATAAATTCTTCCGCTTTCTCTTTCGCGCTCATATCAATCCCAGTTAAGATTTGGATAGTTCGGGTGGTCGGTCGGGTTGAGTGGGGCGAGTTCTTCAAAATACATATACCAAGTTTTTTCCTCTCCATTAAATAAAACATCGCACCCTTTAATGTTGTCGCTTTCTATTGTTTTACCATTATTTCCCTTCAATTTAGGGTGCGTATATCCTGCATTTGTAACGCCGATAACTTCAACACCTATCGGAATATTATAATCCACCGGAAACGCATTCTTCATCGGGTCGTACTTCCTCAAAAACTGCGAGGCGGGTAGGATGGTGAAGTTTTTATGTTTATAGAAAACCAAAGTATCATAAACCATTCTATCTCCCCCCGAAAGTTCAAAAGAAATACAAAGTGGATAGTTTAAGTTTTTCGGCTTTTTACCAAGCATTTTTTCTCCATCTCCCCAACGCAAACCAGCTTCATCACATAGTTTGCATATTTCATCCCATTGCAGAATATCACGGCAATAAGTCTAAAGTACCTGAAATCTTCGTGAATGATGGTATCTTGACGGTTCGGTCAGGGACTGTTCAAGATACCGTTCACGTAACTGTTTACGATACTAAAGAACGCAAAGCAACTCATTCAACTGAGATAAGGTACGAGAATATGCTCACCCGCTTTCAATCATTCCAAATCGTTTGCTTTTGGATATTTGTTGCGGTGGTGGCTGTTAGGTTCGCTTGGAAATGGTTTAAGGGTAAATATTTGAATAGATGGTAAACTGGAATAATTTAAATAGAACCGATTCTGATATTACTAAAGAATCAAAGCCATTAATAAAGGCGGTAACAATAAGCCTTCGTGATTTAAAGTCTGAAAAAATAGACCAAGTTGAATTAATGAAGGCAAGAGAAAGGATTAGGAAAGCAACTGAAAGAGATAGGCGAAAGTTTTTAAAAAGATTAAAATAGCGAATCTCCAATAGGTCTTATCCTAAAGTTTGATTCCGTGGGCTCGGACGTTAATTCGTTTCGAGCCTTGTTTTTATTCACCCTAAAGGATTAGGTTAGTTTTCGCACTTATTGACTAAATTGCGAAACAAAACTACTAATGTCTGTCCGTTATATTCTGAGTGATTCGCCCGACTTGCTGTATGTAATTACAGATTTAGAAGGGCAAATTATCAACTGTAACGACTTATTTACTGAGTATTGCTCACATATCAAACCTAAGAAACTTTCCGATCTAATGAGTGAAGATTCGGACCTGGATGAATATATTTCTAAAGTTCAAAAGGCGAAAGATAAAAACCCATTGCCAGTTAGGCTATACTCGAAAACCAAGCAAAAGAACGGCTCGAATCATTGGATTCTTTGGAATATCTACTGCATTCTAGGTAGTTTACACTTTGTCGGTATTCAAATGACTGATGTTACAAGTATTTCTAGCCATGAATACGAAAGGCAAAAGAAGCTATTAGATGATTTCCGGTTTATGCTTTCTCATGAATTACTTTCTCCATTGTCAAGTATTGATGGATTAGTTAAATTAGCCATCCAAGATGATCCTGAATCGAATGAGTTTAAGCTGATGGATGAATGTGTGCAGAAGTTAAAGAACAGCTTTCATTTGTTGGTTAAAAAAGCAGCGAGAGAATTATGAATAAGCTACCGATAACGGATAGAGAATGCGATGAGTTATTACTTGTAAAAATTCGTTTTTATCTAAAAAAGGATATGCCCGAAAAGGTAGCACGGGAGATATTAGAAAATAACATCAAACAAAAATCAAACCTATCAAAGTTCTGTGAAGCCCTATTTTCGGAGGTAGCCACAAATCACAATCAAGGAACCATCGCCTAACTAAAATTTATTTTCATCACTTTGTTATTTGTATTGTTACATTTATGTATCTTTGCGTATACCAAAAAAGGAAGTATGCAAATGACATCAATGGGCGAAGTTACGCTAAGGGCAATATCAATTTTCGAGGTAGGCGGCGGTTTCGGGAATTATGACCTACCTATCTCGGAATGGGTGCAAAAAGTATTCAAAATCGCATCCGAAACATTTAACATCGAGCCAAACGGCAATCGATTAAGAAAGGCGGTTGAGTTACGCCGAATGATTACCTATTTAACTTGTAAAAAGTTCAACGGTTTGGGAATCAATAACGGTTATGTTTCACTTAATAGAATCGGCTTTTATATAGCACTTGCTGAAGGTAGAGATAAGCCTTACGACCATGCAACAATAATCAACGCAAACAAGCTGCATTTAATGGCTTTGGCTAACGAGAATAAAGGCTACAAGCAAACGAGCAAGGCAATTATGCCAATGAAGAAAATGTAAATTCGTGTTAGTGTTTCCATGTTAAAGTTCCGGTTGATAAGGTTCGACAATTTTATTAGATTCTTGTTCAATGATGTTT